CCCCCCCGCCGCGCCGGCGCCGCGCCGGGGCCGGGGCTGCTCTTGGTCCTCTGTTTGCAGGGCCACGGGAAGGAGCAAATCCTTTGTGGCTTCGGCGGTAAAAAGCCTTAACTGCTCCAACAGAACTGCCTTTGTCATGTCCTATCCTCCCCAGCCGTTGAGAATGCGCAGAATTTCATGGTCAATACGTTTTTCATATGTCTCGGCCATCTTCTGTTCGATTTCATCGGTGACAGCCTCGTTGGAGTACATCATCTGAGGCGTAGCCGGTCCATAAAGTTCTGTAATCGGGAGACGGGATAAGCCTTCCCTTTCGAATATCACCCTATGCCCATGCACGGCCGATTGTGCAGAAAAAACACGATCCAATACTTCTCCCGCCCCGGATCTTTTGACTTGGGCGACCACCTGACCGTTGTTATTTGTACGGGTGTTAAATTTCAGGAGCGGTATCACATAACCCTTAAATCCAAACACTACGGAGATTTCCCCGGATGATTCCCGTATAAAATGGTTGATATTTTTCGTTTGGGTCAAAAATTCGCTTTGGCTGATGGTATACTCCTGTGAAACCGCCCGCTTCGCGACGGTTTTTCCGGCTGCCGCAGCGCGTGTCAATGCGCTCCCTACAGCCTTGTAAACGCCGCCATTGATGCCTGCCAGCAGCTTTGTTACACGGTCAAGGCTTTCCTCAGCAACATCAACCACAATGCCGCCATAATAGGTGCTCCGCTCACGCGATCTGTAAATATCACTCATTCGTCGATCGTCTCCAGTTCAACCCGCAACATACCCAGCTCACAGACAGACGAAGCCACATAGAACTCCCGAAAGAAGCCCCCGCCGCCTTCCTGTCCGTTGATTCTGATACGCTGACCCTTTTCGGGCTGATTGCCGCCCAAGTCGGATCGTGCGCAATGAAGCACGGCCGACACAAGGTAGAGGCCCTGGACATGGTCGGACTGGATCTGGCGCCGCTCCTGCTCCTTCAGGCCGGATAGCACGATGGGGATATCAACATACCGCTCTCCGTCGTATTCTACGGTTCGTTTCTCCGCGAACTCATTCGTGTTGAGAAAAACATTGTAGATATCCGTAGTTACCATGTCCTTGAAGCCGCTCATTCCACCGGTCCCTCCGTACCGAGCGTGGGAGGTTGCTCGCCGTTGCCGGTGTTCTCCTCGTCAATCTCGACGGTCGCGATCAGTTCGGCAAGCTCGGTCTTGTTCTTGCACTTCTTGATAGCAGCAGCCTCAATGCCGAGATCGGCGGCAAGAGCGTCCATGTCCTTGCGTTCCAGTGTCATCAAGCTTTCGACGGTGAAATGGCCGTCAACGATATCGAGAGCTTCATCGTCCTCGCAGCCGTTTTCCTGCCCTTCTGCACCGTCAGGCGCGTTTTTACCTGCGCCGCCAACGGGAATGGTCACAGGAGACGTTGCAACGCCGTTGGCGGGGAATTCCTCGTCGACGTAGGCCGCGACCTTGAAACCGACCAAACGAGCGGCCTCCTCGTCGCTGACTTCGACGGTACCTCCAATAGAGACAGGGGTGACACGGCTGGTCTTGTTGTCCCGAGCACCGTAGACACCATTAATAATTTTAACCTTCTTCATAGCGTACTCCTTTCACCTACATCGATCAGTCGACTACAGCGGCAGCGTAGATGTATGGGCAGTAGTTTCTGGGTGCGCACAGGGGGCGAGTGCCGAGACGCAGCTTGCGGATGTCCTTGTCCTGATCCAGAGTAAACTTGGGGACGCGGATGCCGGCATGGTCGGTGAAGTTGGTGGAGCCGTAGTCGATCTGGGTGATCTGTCCGTACATAGTGCGGCCGCAGTTGGGAGCGGTCACCATGGCGGAGGCGGCGGGGAAGTACTTCTGCTCCTGGTCATTCTCATCCACATAGGTTTCATCCACACTGATCAAATTCAACCTGAAGCCGCCAAAGTTGACGGTGCCCATGTAAACGACGCCATCATAGGGGGACAGTTCCTCATCGATCTTGCCAGTGATGATGCCGCTGTTCTTATCCAGCAGGCGCTGCAACTCCTCGAACTCCAGAACCGCCTCAGCGACATCAGAGCCCATGACCAGATCGGTGGCGGGTAAACCGCGCTTGGAGAGCTGGCGGCACATGGCGATTACGTCGGCGCGCATAATGGCCCAAGTGGTCCACTTGGCGGCGGGCACATACAGGTGCTCGCTGGCATTGTCGAAGAACTTGACATACAGGGTGTCGCCCTTGGTCTTGTCGTCGATGTACTCCTGCATAGTGCAGGCGTTGTTAATCATGGTCTGTGCAGCCATCCACTCCTCGCGGCGGGTGATACGCAGATCCATATCGGTCTGATCCTCCAGAATCAGGCGGGCGGCACGAGCAGCCTTATCCATGCCCGGATACAGCGCCTCGCCGAAGCCGCGTTTGTGCAGCTCGTCAACGGTCAGCAGCCGGGAAGGAGCGATAAACGCAGGCTGATACTCGTGGATAGAGTAGCCGCGGCGGTCCATGGGAATATCGCCGGCACGGGGAGAAACGAAAGCGGCCATCTTACGGTCGCCCTTGCGGTACTCGGTCAGCACTTTGTCAGCGGCGAAAACATCGCCCTCACCCGTGGGGAAATAGCGATCCTTGAAAAAGGTCTGCTTGGGAACGATCTCCTCGGTGATGGCGATCAGCACATAAATGTCAAAGAAATTCAGTTCAGCAGCCATTTGTAATACCTCCTATTAGTCCGCAGGGGTAGCGGACTTGAAAACAATGCCGCGCATGCGGAGCTTGTCGTAGTCGGCAGCGGTGAGGCTGTAGCTATCGGCCACAGTCACCTTGCCAGGATCGAAACAGCCGGCGGTGTAAACAGCCACACTCGCATCGGCATCGGTGCCAACAGTGACCTCGTCGCACAGGATGCAATCGGGTGTGTTGGTGCCATCATAGATGGCCAGTACGCCAGCATCGGACTTGCCAAAAACGGTGCCGCGTTTGTAGATGGTTTCGGCATCGCCCTTAGTAATGGTGCCTCCGCGCACCTGGACGGGAGGAGTCAGATCGGTCACCAGACCATCAAACTCCATCTCGCCGATCTTCTTGCTCAGGTTGGTCATGATTTAGCCCTCCTTCTTCTTGCCGAGCAGAGACTTGATCTCCGCTCTGGTTTTTGCCATGCGAGCTTCGGGAGTCAGAGCGTCGTCGCCCTTTGGTTCGTCTACGCCGGGGGCAGCCCCGACATCACCGGTGTTGGCGTCTTTGGAATCGCTGTCCAACTGAGACAGAAACTGCCTGCCCTGTTTGGCGGCGTTCTGCGCAGCGCGCAGAGCCAGTTCAGCAGCGTTGCAGGCCTTTTCACCGTACTTGGCCTCCTTCACCAGAGCGTCGTCGAACAGGCCAGCGATCTCGTCGATGCCCTGCAGACGAGCCTGTTCCGCCTGAATGGCGGCTTTGCCGGCCTCAGTGTTGCCGGCGGCAATCGCGTCGTTCTGCACTTCCGCGAACAGGTCCGGATACTGCATCCGGAATTCTTCCTTGGTCATGGAATTTCCTCCTTTTTGTCCGCCGGTGACCTCCGGCTGATTTGCATCTGTCGTAACCGAAGCGCAAGCCTCGGGATTGACCGTGGGGATAGTGTCGGGCGCGAATGTGCCGGGTTCCATACGCATGGTGCGGCCGCGCACGAACAGGCTACGGCCGTCAACGCTGGCTGTGATATTCAGCGGCTCGGCATCTTCCAGGACTTCATCGGCAAAGCCCTTATCGACAGCCTCTTTACCCGTCATGTAGGTGGTGTCGGCCATCATGTGAGAAAGGACCGTATCAGAAAGACCAGTCTTGCGCTTATAAATCGTAATCTGCATCTTATCCCATGCGTCGTTCTGATCCGCCATCTGACGGAGTTCATCAGCGTTGTAGTCGCCCCAAATATAGCTCCAGCACTTGTGGATCATGATAAGGCTGGACGGATTGACGCGGACGGTATCGCAGGCGCACATAATGAGGGAACCGCCGGACATGGCTACGCCGTCAACGACGCAGATCAGCTCGGCGCCGTTCCGCGCAAGCTCACGCAGACGGTTGTGGATCGTGTTGGAAACACCGGCATCTCCTCCGTAGCTGTTCATGCGAATGGTGATACTCTTGCACTTGGCGATCTGCTCCAGATCGTCCAGAAACTCGGATAGCAGAATATACTTCCCCTCGACGGGTTTCCCGGTCCACCAATCGACAGGCTGCTCCTCGTAGATATCGCCATACATGACGATTTCTGCGCTGGAGCCGTCCGTGGTGGCCATGGTGTAAACACTGCGCTGGATATTCACGGCAGGGCCTTTGCTCTTTGAGGGATTACTCATTTCGTTTTCCTCTCTTTCCATACTTCGCTCGTCGGGATATACGGGGTATTCAACCTCCATCACCGCTTCCTTCTCCGGGAGCTGGTGTCAAGGCCTTTGCGACGCCCCTCGTTGCGCGCAGCAGCTCGTTTTCGTGTTTAACCTGTTCCACATTGGTTTCCCAGTCGCCGCCGCTCATTTCGCGGGTGACCTGCCCGTGGGTTTTAATGGAATGGTTGATAAGCATGATATTGGCCTCGGCTTCCTTTTTGGGATCAAGCTGCCCCTGTACGGGTCCAATCCAGTTGGCACCGCACCATGCTTTGCGGATCAGCGGGTCGTCGAAGAAGCCGGGCGCCTTAATGCGCTCGAGGGCGACAGCCTCTGCCAGCCACACTTCATAGATGGGCTGGCAGAAATCGTCCACGAACCACTTGCGGCGCATCTTGAACGCTTCCCACGCCTCCAACAGCGCTCCGCGGCTTGCGGAATAAGAGCTGTTGAACTCCTTGATAAGCACATCATAAGGTTGCTCCAGAGCCGCACCGATCAGACGGCAGAACGTCTTAACAAAGGCGTCAAATCCGGTGGTGGGGATATTGGGATTGCCGAAGCGTACCTTTTCGCCCGCTGCCAGATGGGTAACGGTACCGGGACCGAGCGAATAATCGTTGTCGTATTCATCCTCTTTGTCGGTGCTCTCAATGTTGACTGTGCCATCCAAAGTATCGCCCATATTAACGGGGCCGGTTTCGTTGAAGGGAATCTGAGACTGATCCGTTTCCGTCTCGATCCACGCAGTAAAGAACGACTGCACCAGTGCCGCCATCAGCTCGCTTTCGGTGTAGCGGCGCAGCTGCAAAAGGGTTTCAATGACCGGAGCCAGATACGGAACGCCTCGATACTGATCGGGACGCTCGCTATCCATAACTTGCAGGATATTAGGAAGCCCGGTGCGTTTGCCGTAGACCTCCACACGTGTCCATTTGATGTCTTCGGTTACATACTCGAAGGGATAGGCATTACGAATATAATACGCCTCCACCAAGCCGTTTTCGTCCACCTCGACACCGTCGTAAATCTTGTGTCCGGCGCCAGGCTTTCCTTCCGGTACCTTTCCCTCGAAATAACCGGAGGCGGAAATGCCACCGCCGTACTCTGCCGGGGTGCTGATGCGGTCTGCCTCGACCAGATGTACGCGGAGTGAGTACGGATTCAGCGGAGTCCGCTTATAGTGCTTCAGGAGGGGAAAGACGTCGCCGGAGAGCAGCCAGGATTTAAGGCCGAGCTGTTGCAGACAGCCGAAGTTGTTCATGCCGATCGCGTCACAATTGCGCTTGTCGCCCGCCCACAGGCGGAATTCTGCCTCGGTTTTGCGCTGCCACTCTTTAGCTGCATCTGCGCTCATGCCGAGCACCTGTCGATCAATGGCGCTATTCAGAACAAGGCCGGTGCCGATCACCTTGGTACGATTGGTATTGATTGCCGCCGCCGCCACAGTGGACGACATATAGAGAATGCGAGACCTCTGCCGCAAGGTGTAGTTGTTGTGGTTTATATCTTCATTGGGCGACCCGCTCTGTGCGGTGAAGCCCTTCATTGAACGCCGGTCGAGGCTCGCGCCAGCTTCGCTGTACCCCTTGGCATTGGGAGCCTTGCGGCACTTTTGGCTCTTGCTCAATGTGTTCGCCTCCTATTATCGGAATAAAAACAGGTTCCCGGCGGCAAAAGAATCGAATTCCGCCGGTCAGCCTGTAGTAAGACCCTCTCGGGCGTATACCCTGGCATTTTCACAACCTCGCGAAAAAGATCACCAATCTTCGGGAACGATCCCGAACGCTCTGCGCGGCTTGCGGCCGATGAGCTGTGCCGTCAGCGTGTCGACGGCGGCCTCGGCGGCCTCAATCTCTTTTTTGAGATCGGGCAGGTCGAAACGCGTCAGTGTCCGATCGTTGATGGTATAGCTTTTCACTCCTCCGTCGATCAGCGCCAGATACGCGGCACGCAGCTTCTTCAGAGCTTCCTTTCGGAATTCCAGTCTTGCCTTGATTTCGGTCTTATCAGCCATGTCAAATCACCTTACCAACTGTCGTAATATCTATCCAGCGCGGAGCCGCGCTTTTTCGCTCTCGTCTTCCGCTTCGGGGTAGTTGCCGGAGCAGTTGCAACGGGTGCAGAGGGGGCTTTACCGCGGGATTCCCTTAACCGTCTGTCTACCTCATCAAGATTGACAGGGAGCGCCTTAAACGCCGCCATAGCGTAGTTGCGGCAATCCAACGCCTCGTTGCGCTCGTGCCCGGGGATCTTCTTCCAAATCCACGGCTGTTTCTTTGTGGCGTCATACTCCAACCGCTCGGAGAGCAGACCGGCAAAGTATGCGCTACCATAGTCGTCACGCCGGGGAAAATGGCAATACTTCGCGCCTTTGGTCTTAACACGAAGATTGTCCTGAATGATTTGCTTGCCGGAGTCAACGCCGATCTGATACTGCCAACAGGTGCCGATATACCTCTGGTGGACGGTGATCTTTTGTTGCTTCGGGGGCGGCACATACGGTCTGCTTGGCCCAGGCATACCCTTGATACAAAAGACCTGCTTCGCGATACGCGCGCGGCACTGCAAGCGAACTTCCTGCGTGAAGTGGCCGCCTTCGTCCACAAAGGACGCAGACTGCCGCAGGCCGGTACCGTCAGCAAACCGGAATACGCGGTCGAAAACTGCATCATCCAGCTTCGCCCATGTCTCGGAATCGTCCGGGCGTCCCATGATGACACCCTTTTCGATGCCCCATGTTTCTCCGAAATGCCCGTGACCGATGATCTCGTACTCAAAACGGTCGTCCTGTGTGTCGACGCCGGCCGTCAAGACAAGGACACCTTCGGGAAGCTCGGCGTCATATTCCTCTCGCCGTGCCATCAGGCTATCTTCGTCCTCCAAGTCGCCGCGATCTTCCCATACCTCGCCGAAGCAGGTGTTGTAAACAACCTGCATTTTCCTAGTGTTTCCCTGTGCATTCAGGAACTTCAGGATAATAGACGACCATGTTGCCCATTGGGAAACAAAGGCATTTAGCCAGAAAGAGCGAGTCCCCTGTTCGTAGGCGTCGGGGTTTTCTGCCATCCACTTTGCCGGAACGCGCTTCATTTCAAACTCGCTGGATACACATGCGCATCCAGGGCAGACATACCAGACATTCGTCACCTTGTAGGTCTTGCGGCCGACGATGATGTTTTCCTCGTATTCAAAGCGGATATCTGCCCAGCGAATCTCGTGATACTCCCCACAATGGGGGCAGCGCGATTTCCACCGTTCCATCGTTCCGGTTGCGTAGGCCAATTCGATGGCGCTGGTGTTTTTGATGGTGGGGGTAGATACCTCTACCGCTTTAGCGTTGTAGAAGGTTGTCTGTCGAGCCATTGCCAAACCCCAAGGGTCGCCCTCATTACCGGCAGACAGTGCCCATCGGTCGCGTTCGTCGCCGAATACGTAACGGATGGGCTTTGATGCCAGGGCGTGCGCCTCAGTAGAGCCGCACATGGTGAGGATTCCGCCGGGATAGGTCTTTTGGAGAATAGTGTTGTTGCTGTCGCGGCTCTTGGGGTTGCTTACCTTTTTGCGCAGTGTGGGGCAGTCCCGGATCATCGTCGCGATACGGAGCTTGGAGTATTCCTTCGCGTCAATGCCTGTGGGGTGGACGAAAAGAATACTGCCCGGATCCTCGTCGATGATGTAGCCGATACAGTTGTTCAGGAACTCGGATTTACCAACCTGCGACGCAGCAACCATAACAATATGCCGCACCCTCGGGTCCGTAAAAGCGTCCATCGGCTCGCGGAGATACGGCGTGCGCTCGGTGCGCCACGGTCCCGGCTCGGCAGAGCTTTCCGTCGACAGGCGGCGACAAGCTTCCGCCCATTCTGTCACCGTCAGATCGGCAGGGGGTACAAGCCCCTTCAATGCCTTGGAAATTACCCTGTTGATCCGGATTGCGTTCAGGTTACTCGTCATCGCCATCACGCTCCATAATATCCCAATCCCTGCGTTCTCTCACCAACTCCTCGTATTTTTGCGGGTCATAGCGGTAGTTCGCAAGCTCACGCATGACCTTGTAGACTTCCTTGCGGATGATCTCCGAGGCTTCGGCGGGGCTTTCTACTGCCGCCACGTCTACGGCCAGACGCCCGGGCAGGGCAATCAGTGCGCCGCGAATGGCGTACACCAGATCGGAGGTCATAGCTTCAACGTCCTCAGCGCGATGCATTTTGCCTTTCATCTCCTCGGCTTCCAGCTTCGCGACCTGTGCTTTTGAGGCTTTGAGGGTGACTTCCGCCGTCCTCTTGGCCTTGTCGAGCTTGATGTCCTCCTCGTTCATGGCGTCCTTGGCAGTGTACTTGATGTACTTCTGCACGGATTCCGCGAGGAGGAAGCGTCCTTTGTCGACCTTCGACAATACGCCGTCCTCTGCCATCTGCCGCACATAGCGGCCGGTGATGCCGAGTATGCAGGCAAGCTCCGTGGTGCTAACCTCGGTATCCTCTGTAATGGTTTTATGGATTTCTGCCATTGTGCACCTCCTTTCGCGGAGCACGCCCGTTTCTTGACGGGTCGTGCGGAATGTGGTATGGTATCTGTGTCACGAACACCACAATCCCGAGCACATAAGCCTCGACTGTTGCAGCAGTCGGGGCTTTTTTTACAGGGCTAACCGGAATTACACCGGAGCACCCGTAGCCAGTACCAGCAGCCACGGACGAGACCCTTACCCTGTTGTGGTCTTATATATCTCAGGAGGTGACACGTGGACCTTTATCAAAACTCCCCGGACTTACGCCCGAGGAGCAGATAAAGCATATAAATTTCCCCGCTATCTTCTGCGGTATCATGCCAAATACCACAGAAAGCGGAACGGAACAGACTAAAATTTTCCTTGGTAACTGCACGTTTTTCGGGGTCGACGCGCCCGCAGCTTAGTGGGGCGGGGCGTCACAGTACCTTCTGTCTGCCGTTGCAACGCGCATACGCGTCCACAGCGGCGCCCCGCCCCCCGCCCC